GCCGGGACACCGAACAAAGCTACGCGAGAATTCAGGGAAACGATCAACAAGCTGTTGGAGGGCAACGCAGATAATGTTGCCAAGTGGCTGACAATAGTGGCAGAGGGTGATTTAGAAAGAGAAATAAAGCCAGACCCCGGCAAAGCCTTAGATTTACTCGCAAAGCTGGCTGAGTTTGCCGCGCCTAAGTTGGCACGAACTGAGCATGTGGGTAATTCAGACAACCCATTGCAGGCGATCATGAAAATCGAGCGTGTAATCATTGACAACGCTAAAGATTGAAACTCCCAAATGGGCGGCTCCATTATTACAGCCTGCTCGATATAAGGGAGCGCACGGTGGACGCGGTTCGGGAAAGTCTCACGCATTCGCTGAAATGATGATTGAGGAACACATCCTAGACCAAAACAGTAGAAGCGTATGTGTCCGTGAAATCCAAAAATCATTAAACCAATCCGTCAAACGCCTATTAGAACTCAAGATTGAGTCGATGAATGCAGGCGCTTATTTTGAAATACAAGAATCTGTCATCAAAGCTAAAAAAGGTGATGGCTTGATAATCTTTCAGGGGATGCAGAATCACACGGCTGATTCAATCAAATCTCTGGAAGGATACGACAGGGCATGGGTGGAAGAAGCTCAAAGTCTAAGCCAGCGAAGCCTAGATTTACTAAGACCGACAATCAGAAAGCCAGGCTCTGAACTGTGGTTTACTTGGAACCCTAGCGAAGCCACTGACCCGGTAGATGTGTTGCTAAGAGGCGACAAAGTACCGCCAGGCTCGGTTATTGTCGAGGTCAACTTTGACGACAATCCATGGTTCCCGGATGTATTACGAGATGAAATGGAGTATGACAGAGACAGAGACCCGGACAAATACGCGCACGTTTGGCGTGGTCAGTACGTCAAGAATAGTTCTACTCGTGTGTTTAAGAATTGGATGGTTGAGGAATTTGACGCGCCAGCCGATGCAATTCACAGGCTGGGCGCTGATTGGGGCTATGCTGTAGACCCGACTGTACTTGTGCGCTGCCATATTATTGGACGCAAGCTATACATTGACTATGAGGCGTATATGGTCGGCTGTGAGATTGTTAATACGCCTGACCTATTTATGACAGTGCCAGAATCCGAAAAATGGCCGATTACCGCCGATTCTTCACGCCCTGAAACAATTGCGCACATGAGGAAAAACGGATTTCCTAAGATTATGCCTGCCGTAAAAGGCGCAAAGTCAGTCGAAGAAGGGATAGAGTGGCTCAAGTCTTACGATATTATTGTTCATCCGCGTTGCACTCATACTATTGATGAGCTGACAATGTACTCATATAAGACTGACCCGATGACTGGTAAAATCTTGCCCATACTAGAGGACAAGAAAAACCACGTCATTGATTCTCTAAGGTATGCTTGCGAAGGGGCAAGACGAGCGCAAACGGTTAAACCGCAAACAGTTATTCCCTTGCCAATTATCTCTAAATGGTAGAAAATCCGGCAAACAGGGGCAAGCATGGCACGTAAATCCACCGAACAGCGACTGACTGAAATACACGCTCAGGCGCTTACTGAATTCAGCACCATTCAATCAGCACTAAGAAGCGAGCGCTTACAATGCTTGCAAGACCGTCGATTCTATTCTATTGCTGGTGCGCAATGGGAAGGAAATCTGGCTGAGGTTTACGCTAACAAACCAAAATTTGAGGTCAATAAAATCCACTTGTCGGTGATTCGTATCATTAATGAATACCGAAACAATCGAATAACGGTTGACTTTATCAGCAAAGACGGCGACACAGAAAAGAAAACAGCCGATATGCTTGATGGACTGTATCGCGCTGATGAGCAAGATAGTACAGCTGATGAGGCCTACGATAACGCATTCGAAGAGGCTGTATCTGGTGGTTTTGGTGCATGGCGGATACGAACAGAATACGAAAATGAAGAAGACCCAGACGATGACAGTCAGCGCATTAGAATAGAACCGATATTTGATGCAGATTCGTCTGTATTCTTTGACTTGGAAGCAAAAAGACAAGACAAGAGCGACGCAAAGCATTGTTTTGTTATTACAGCAATTGAGCGCGAAGCCTATAAAAACACGTGGGGAGACGACCCGGCAACATGGGCAAAAGATATTACACAGCTTGAATTTGACTGGGAAACCCCGGACGTAGTGTATGTCGCCGAGTATTACCGCGTCGAGGAAAAGTCGGAAGTCGCTATCTTCTATCGAAATGCAATCGGCGAGGAAGAGCGCTACACACAGTCAGACTTTGACGCCGACGAACAGCTATTGTCTAATCTTGAAGCAGTTGGCTCAATTGAAGTAAGGCGCAAGCGATTCAAAACCAAAAAGGTAAGAAAGTACCTGCTAAGTGGCGGTAAAGTATTGGAAGACTTCGGCTATATTGCAGGTAAAAACATCCCGATTATTCCGGTCTATGGCAAAAGATGGTTTATTGATAACGTTGAGCGCTGCATGGGTCATGTGCGTTTAGCCAAGGATGCGCAACGTATCAAAAATATGCAGCTATCAAAACTGGCCGAGATTAGCGCAGCCAGCTCAGTAGAAAAGCCCATTCTCACACCTGAACAGGTGGCTGGTCATACGGTGATGTGGCAAGAAGACAACATTAAGTCTTACCCATATCTGCTCATCAATCCAATTAAGGACATGAACGGCAACGAGACCGCCGCTCCTCCTGTTGGATATACACGAAGCCCACAAATACCACCGGCCATGGCGGCTTTGTTGCAAGTAACTGAAACTGACATGCAGGACGTATTGGGTTCGCCACAACAGGCCGACAAGATGGTGTCGAATATCTCAGGCAAGGCTGTTGAAATGATACAACAGCGCCTAGATATGCAAGCATTTATTTACATGAGCAACTTTGCCAAGGCAATGAGGCGATGCGGACAAGTCTGGCTGTCTATGGCAAAAGACATATACTCAGCCGAACGCAAAAAAATGAAAGTAGTCACAGCATCAAAAGAAACGGCTACTATCGAAATGTTAAAGCCGAGCATCAACGAGCAAGGCGAAATGGTCTATGAAAATGACATATCAAAGGCTAACTATGATGTGACTGTTGATGTCGGACCTTCGAGCTCAAGCCAAAAGGCCGCCACTGTACGTGCTCTCACGGGAATGCTGGCCATTACATCAGACCCAGAAACACAGCAAGTCTTACAAAGCGCTGCCATGATGAATATGGAAGGCGAAGGAATCGGCGAACTGCAAGGCTTTTTCCGTAAGCGTCTGGTAAAAATCGGCGCTATTGAACCGACCGAAGAAGAAGCCCAAGCTATGATGATTGAGCTACAGGGCAAACCCCAAGACCCGAACGCGATATTCTTGCAGGCCGCTGCTGAAGAGGCTGTGGCTAAAGCTGCTAAAGCTAGGGCTGATACGGTAGAAACTATTGCATCTGCTGAGTTGAAGCGTGCCCAAACGGTTAAAACGTTGAGCGATGCTGAACAAGGTCAATTTGAATACAATGAAGCGCCAAAAATTGAACCTGTTCAACAACAAATACTTCCACCAATAGAAACGCAACCGGTACAAATAAGCCAAAAAGAACAATTAGAAATAGAGTCGATGCAATTAGATAATGAAATGAAAGCTAGAAAAATAATAAATCAGGATGCTGAGATTGAAAAATTGCGATCGGAAATAAACACCCCAGACAAGATAAATCAATTAGCGCAAAATATGCAAGAATCTATTCAAAAAATTGAGCAAAACTCCATCTTGGTAAGCGATAATGTTAATAAGATAGGTGAAATAATGAATAATTTTGCTGAAACAAATATCAAAAATACAGAAAAAGCTATTTCAGCAATCAGAAAAAACAAAAAATTAACTTTGTCAAATGGAAAAACTGTAAGAATAGAAACGGATGAATAAATGGCAACCTGGAATAAATTTCACGCCTGGGCTAAAAACATGGTGACAGTGGCTAACCTTGACACTGACCAGTTCACTATTGCTTTGACAAACACCGCGCCCGTAGCGGCAAACAGCGTATTGGCTGATATAACGGAAATCAGCTACACGAACCTAACCAGCCGAAACATCACTACGACAAGCTCTTCGCAAACTGGAGGCGTTTATACGCTTGTGTTTCAAGACTTGACTCTGACCGCTTCAGGCTCTGTACCTTCGTTTCGTTATGCTGTCCTTTATGACAACACGCTTACTTCACCGCTCGACCCAGTGGTTTCATGGTGGGATTATGGTTCAAGCATAACCATGGCAAACGGTGAAACATTTACTGTTGACTTAACTGGCGCTGCAATTACTTTATCGTAGGTGTTATATGCAAATTATTTCATACCCCGGGCGGTTTGTTTACATCGCAGTAACAGGCGATTGGCGTCTGGATGTTTCAAATGGGCAATTCATAATCCTACCCCAAGTTGGCAATAGTTTGGAATATTCAAGCGGTCGAAATCTTGATAACCTTGCGGCATTGATCATTGAAGCAAAAGCCCACGCGCTTACTCAAGGTATTATCTGGGAAGGTGAATAATGGCGGCGCTAACCGACCTTTCCGACCTCATCAACCGAGGCACAGGCGGAAACAACGGAACACCTGAAACGCCCTTTTATTTTAAGGCACCGCGCATTGCAGGCGCAGCCGCCACCGCGCCAATCGCGGGTCGCATGGCTTCGCTTTGGCGCTACGATGGGATGCCCGGTGGTGGCGCAATTCCGACGACTGGCGCGATTCCTACGCGCACAACGCAGGGCGCATTGCCCTATACTGCGGCAGGCGGCGGGCGTGAGAAATTTGCGCTCACGGTTGGTCTCACGTCAAGCGTTGCTGGCGTCTTCACTTTGTATGATCGCCTTTTTCATATCGGCGGCCTGAGCGGCACGGTTACGACCGCGCAGACTGTTCAGGGATCAACACCTACTCCAGCGCTCACGCGCAATACGGGCGGGGTGGGAAATGTGGTTTTTGTTGAAATCTATACCCTGATTGGAAATACAGCGCAGACTATCACAATGAACTACACCAATCAGGCAGGCACCACGGGCCGCATTAGTACGGCGGTTGCGATTGGTGGCAGCAATAACCGCGAAGCTACGCGCGTGATCATGTTGCCGTTGCAGGCCGATGACACGGGCGTTCGCGCGGTGCAAAGCATTACGCTTTCGGGTAGTACCGGAACGGCTGGCGAGTTCGGCGTTGTCATTGCGCGCCCATTTCCGATTCTTCCGGTTGCAACGGCTGGTTTGGCGGTGATTCGCGATTGGACAACGGGCCTTCCGATGCCGCCTGATGTCAATAATATGTGCCTGTCTTTGCTCTTTTTCCCAGCATCCGCTGCCGCGCCCGATATCTACGGCGGTTTCAGCTTTATCGAGAAATAGCCATGGCACTCGCTGATCTGGCTGCTTACAAGGAAATGCTAGACCGCAATCGCGGCGCGGATTTCATGGCGAATTCAGGCGGGCGCACGGCGAGAATGGTGGCCGCGTGGCCCTTTTTTGTGCCTACGCCCGCGACGCCAACTACAAGCGTTGCGCTTGACCGAACTAGCGATCTCGCCATACGCAATATTCCGAACACTGGCACGGGGCGCCCGACCATCCTCGGCGCCAATATTGCGGCGGGTGGTCAGGCTGGCAGTACTGGCGCAGGCATCGCGGCAATTGTGGTGGACCTGCTGAACATCAGCGGCGGCCTGACAATGAACTCCGCTGTGGAACAGACGACCAATCTGCCGACCGCTGCCCTGACCCGCTACACAAGCGGCGAGGGCGTGATGGCAGCGCTCATTTTGCATCAGCAGATCGGCAGCGCGGCGACCAGCTTCACGGTGCGCTATACCAACCAAGCTGGCACGGGCAACCGCATAGCGCCTTCTCAGCAAATTGGCGGCACCGGCTGGCGTGAAAATGCTTCGCTGCTCCCGATATCGTTTGAAGGCGCGGATACGGGCGTTCGATCAGTGGAAGGTGTCACAATCGCTGCAGCTTCTGGCAACACGCAATTGTTCGGCGTGTGCCTATTCAAGCCGCTGGCGATGTTCGCGGTGAATGATGTGATGGGCGTCAACAAATTTGACGCGATCTCGACGGGGAATTTCCTGGGCGCGTTGAATGAATATCACCCAGACGCTTGCCTTTCAATTATTTATACGTCTATCGCGGCGACAATGCCTATTTCGGGATCAATTTTTGTAGGCGAGACCTAAGCTATGCGGTCGCGTCGGTTATTTGACGGAGCGCAGATTGAGCTAGGCATTCTGCCGATTGTTGAAGCAACGGGCGGGGCTTTTACGCTTTCTGCGGATGGTGGGACGTACAGTTACAGCGGGAACAACGCCAATCTTATTTATACCCCGGCAGGTGCATTTACATTAAGTGCCGACGGTGGCACATACAGCTATTCTGGCAACAATGCGGATTTACGTTTTAACCGCGTTTTACTCGCTGACGGTGGAATTTATAACTACAGTGGCAACAATGCCAATTTAATTTACACGCCAACCGGGTCTTATACTTTGACGGCTGACGGTGGGGTGTATTCCTACTCAGGCGACAATGCGAACCTGCTTTATAGCCGACTGCTTACTGCTGATGGCGGCACATACGGTTACAGCGGGAATGATGCTAATCTTGTTTACACTCCATCTGGTTCCTATACGCTTATTGCCGAAGGTGGGACGTACACGTATTCTGGAAATGACGCTAATTTAATATATAGCGGCGCACAAATAGCCGGAGGCCATTATTACGAGTTTTGGCGTAAAAAATGGGCAAAACAGTGGGAAACCAAAACCCCGGACATTGAAGAAGTCATAGAGTTCATTGAAGAAGAACCAGAGCAAGCTATAGAAGTGGCGGCAACAGTTTCGCCAAAATATGCATCAATTCAGCCAGAAACGCTCAAAATCAATGAAAAATTAGCAGAAAACATTGCAAAACAAATAATTGTTGCAATAAAACTACAACAGCTTAGAATCGCGCAAGAGGAAGAAGATATAGAAACCCTACTATTGATAGCCTGAGACTATGCCCAGACAAAGATACATACAGCACAACGGCGAACTGATACCCGCCGAAGAGTTCTACTCCAGAGAATATTCCGCGCCGATGATAATGCCGGACATTCAGCCTTACCAAAGTCAGGCAACTGGCGAAATGATTACCAGCCGAAGCCAGCACCGTGAACATCTAAAACGTCACGGATTAATCGAAATCGGAAACGAAATCGACCACCACATGAAAAAACAGCAACGGCCAGACGACCGGGAAGCCCGGCGTAGGACTATTGCCGAAGTATTGAATTCAAAAGGTTATTAAAAGGAAACCACTATGCCATCCATAGCCGAAGCCCTAGAAAGCGCACTCGAACAACACGAAACGACAGAGGCCGAAGTCGCGCCAGAGGTTGCCCCCGAAGTAACCACGGAAGTAACCACGGAAGTAACTAAAGAACCGAGAGCCAGGTCAGAGGATGGCAAGTTTGCCAAGAAAGAACCCGAAGCCATACAAGAAGTTGCCCCAGAACCCGCCCCGCGCAAAGCCCCGTCAAGCTGGAAGCCCGCAGCGCAAGAAGCTTTCCTAAAGGCTGACCGTGGGGAACCTTTGACGACTGAGGAAATCAAAATACTCACCCAAGAAGCCGAACGACGCGAATCTGACTTTCATAAGGGCGTTTCAGAGTTCAAAGGCCATTCTGAACGAGCGAAAGCTTATGACGCAGCAATAGCGCCTTACCAGCAACATTTACAGAGTTTAGGCGTAGATGCGCCGACCGCTATCAACGCTTTGATGCGTGCAGATATGACGCTGAGAACGTCAGACCCGGTGACAAAAGCGCAGTATTTTTCGCAACTGGCAAAAGAATACAACATCGACTTAAACCAGCTTCAAGAACCGCCCCAAGTTGACCCGCAAACTCAATATTTAATGAACGAGCTACAGGTGTTGCGTAATCAGCAGCAAATGTGGCAAAATCAGGCTAGGCAACAGGAACAAGCAATAGCGCAAGATCAGTTAGCGTCATTTGCAACTCCTGACCGCCAGCACTTTGACGCAGTGCGTAATGAGATGGCTTTCCTGCTGGAAACCGGCAAAGCCAAGGATTTACAAGAAGCGTATGAAAAGGCTGTTTGGAGCGATCCCGACATCAGGCAATCCCTGTTGAATCAGCAACGCGCCGAAGCTCAGAAAAAA